CCGAAGAAACACGCCGACCGCGCCGGCGCCCGCCAGCAGATCCAGGTTGCGGGTCAGCAGGCCAACCGCGCCGGCGACGGCTTCGAACGCCGCCTGGGCGTCACCGGAGTCGACGGCCTCCTGCACGAAGGCCCGCAACTGCGTCGTGGCGTCCACGATCACCGGCGCCAAGGCGGAACCCAGGGCCGCGGCGATCTCGTCGATCGCGTTGCCGGTCAGCGACAACTGCGCCGACAACGTCTTCGCCGAGCGTAGGTACTCCTCGTTGAGGGCCGTGGCGTTGCCCGCTTCCTTGGCGATGATCGCCAGGGAGTCGCCCAGCTTCTCGCTGTTTAGCGCCAGGGTCGGCAGAACCTTCAGGATCTCCTCGCCCTCGAGGCCGAACTTCTCCAGCACACCCGCGACGCTGGCGCCCGAGGCCGCGGCCTGGCCGACGCCGTCGACGAACGCCTTGAACACGGCGACCGCGTCGTCCTTGAACGTCTTCTTCAGCTGCGCGCCCGTCAGCCCGGTGATCTTCTCCAACTCGCGCAGCCGCTCGCCGCCGCCGTCGACCGCCGCTTCGATCGCGCGGAACGCCTTGCCAACCGAAGAGCCGCCCAGCTCGGCCTGCACGCCCAGCGATCGCAACGCGGCCGCCATGGCAGCGGCCTCGGCCGCCGACACACCGAAGATGGCGGTCGCTTGGGCCACCTGCGTCGCGACCTTGGCGATCTCAGACTCGCTGGCGGCCGACGCATTGCCCAGCGCCACGATCACCGACGCGAACTTGTCGATCGAGCCGATGCTCTCATTGGTGACGTTGAGGATCCGGGTCAGCGCGGTCGCGGCTTCATCGCCGGCCAGGTCGGATGCGCTCCCCAGCTTCGCAATCGTCTCGGTGAACAGGGTGAGATCCTTCACCCCTTTCACGCCGAGCTGGCCGCCGGCTTGGGCGATGCCCAACAGCTCCGTGCGAGCGAACGGCATGCGCCTGGCCATCTCGGTAATGGCGGCGCCCATCTCCGACACCTGGCCGGCAGTCAGGTCGGCGGTCTTGGCGACACCCACCAGCGCGCGCTCGTAGGCCGCGAACTCCTGGACTGCCTCGCGAACACCAATGGCCAGGCCCAGCCCGGCGATCACCGTCTGCAGAGAGCGCAGCGAGGTCAGCGCAGTCGTGCTGCGCCGGCCAAGATCGTCGAGTGCACCGGCCGCCCGCGTACCGCCGTCGCGCAGACCGAGCAGCTCGGTCTTGGCGTTACGGACCTCACCGACGAAGCCCTTGCCGTCCGCGCGCAGCGTGAGGCCGACAACGATATCCGTCATCGCTTACCTCGCTTGGCGGCCAGCGCCTGTTGCCTGGCGCTTTGGGCCTGCTGCCGGCGCAGACGGGCCGTGTCAGCGGCACGCCGTCGAGCAAAGACGCGCAGCACCTCCATCTCGATCACCTGGAGGCGCGACAGAATGTTTGCGCGCTTGCGTTTGCGGATCCCGGTCGTTTTCATGACCTCAATCACGGCCTTCAGATTGAGACCCTTCTCCTCACCGCGCTCGCCGGCGTAGATCCACTGAGTCTGGCAGCGCAGGAACAGCATGACGGCCTTAGTGTTCGGCGGGAGGATCGGGTACGGCAGGCGCCGCTCCCGCGTGCTCGCCGCCTGCTCTCGGGCCTTAGCCGCTCGCCGGCGTTGCAGGGCTTCCAGGCCGGCGGCGTCCTGGCCCGCGTCGCGCAACTGATCGGCTACTCCGTAGCCTTCAAGGCCTTCAGACCCTTCGTTACCTTGGCTCCCGCCGCGCGCCGTTGCGCTCGATTGAGCGCGGGCTGGGCTGGCCCAGCGGCGGGCGGCGTCTCGGAGTTTTTTTCCTCTATCCCCATCACCATCCGGCCCAGCGCCTCCGCAGCAGCGGCGCGGATCCGAGTGTCGGCGAACAGCCGAGCCTTGGCCTTGTCGCTGTAGGCGAGCGCCCCGGCACCTTGGCTGGCGAGGCCGGACCACCCGAATACGATGGCGGCGAGCGGGTCACCTTCGCGCTCGTCGTCGCCGGATTCGCCGAGTTGACCGCCGGCGGCAATGAAAGCCGCGACGTCGTCGAGAAGTTGCCTGTACCCGTCGATGTCCACGTAGCCGAAATCCATCCGGATCTCGTGGGTCCGGAACTTGCCGCCGAAGGTCGGGACCTTCACCCGCACCGGCCAGTTGCGGATGATCGGGGTGGCGTCGAAGACGAACAGCCCGCCTTCCTCGAAACCATCCTCCGCGGGCAGCGGCACGTCGGCCGCGTCGATGTCCTGGTGTTGCTTGGCCATGGCCCCGCTCACTTGATCGCCAGGGTGAACTCGTCGTTGCCGGCGTCGGAAGGCACGGCGACCACGCTCATGGAGAACATCGCGGCACCTTCCTCGTCCTGGTACGGTGCCGCCGTGAGCTGCAGCCTCGGCATCGACAGCTGGACGATCTCGCCGCGGGTCAGGCCGTGGATCAGCTCGAACGGCAGGTAATCGCCGTCACTAAGGCTGGTGAAGAAATCGACCGTCGCGAGGTCGAGCGCCTCAAACACCAGCGTGCCGGAACCTGAGCGACCGTTCTGGCGAGCCTTCTTCTGGCCAACCAGGCTGCGGATGACGGTGTTCTGGCCAACGTCGAAGTTGAACGATCGGTAGGCAACCTCGTAGCCGCCGAAGCTGACGAACGGCGAGTTGTCGTCGGACACCAGCAGCGGATCCTGGAAGGCGCTGAAATCGACCGTGGGCAGTGCCTCGCTGGAGCGAGTGCCGGGCAGGCCCATCATGTCGAACGTCATGTCGAAGTAGTCGTCGGCCGGCGCGTTGAGCGTGACGTTGCCGCGGATCCCGCCGAAGCGGTGCCGGTTCGGGCCGTATTGGAAGAATGCCTCGATGCTCTCGAACCCGGTGGACACCGGCGTGTACAACGTGCCCGGCGCGCGCAGCTGAATGGTGAACCCATCGCCGATATCAAACGGCGTGCCGACCGTCGGCGTGATCGTGGCACCGCCCGGCAGGGCAAACGGCGCGGCATCGGTCATCACAACGCCGGTCTGATTGTACGCCGCCAGGTGGAACACCGCCGGTGCGGCGACCGTGAACTCCGCCGTCGCGGAGGCGCCGCCGGTGGTGCAGGTCAGCGTCACCAGGCGATCAACAATCCCCTCGTACGGATCCGCCGCCGCATAGGTGAACGCACCGGTCGGACCGCCGACTCCGGTCGGTGGGCTGGCGGCGATTGTCGCCGCCGGTGCAATGGTGGTCTGAGCACAGCCCGCAGCCCGCAGCAGCTTGCCGAACGCCGGAGCGGTACCGGCGTCGAGCGCCGTTACGCCGGCGCCTGCCGCCTCGGTGGTGAACTGCATGGTACCGTGCTGTTTGGCGAGCTTGCCTGGGTTGGCGCCGTAGTAGGGACGCACCAAGTTCCGCTCCTTCCGGTCCCCGGTCAGCGGGACGGCGGTCATGTTCTTCATCAGCACCGCGTCGGCCGCGGCCAGAGCGTCGGGCGAGGTGTTGTAGATGCTTTCCAGTTGGGCCAGCAGCACAGCCGTGTTCATCGAGATCTCTTCGGCCATTGCCGTTACTCCTCAGCCGTAGCGGTCAGGATGTCGGAGCCGGTCGACGCGCCGCTCGGCGCGACGACGGCGGTATCGGGGTCCGGATCGGGGGCCTTGCCGCGGCGCGGCCGGGACCGGCCCGACGGCTTGTCGGCTTCGGCCTGGGCCTGGGCCGTCTCGGCGGCCGCCTGATCGGCAGCGGGCCGCTCGGCGCGGCGCTCGGCGCGGGTCGGCGTCTTCGGCGCGTCACCGACGCGGACGCGCTTGCCGGTTACGGGATCGAGGATGTACGAACCTCCGGACATCGGGCTTCTCCTACGGTTGCAGCTTGGTGGCGACGGTGAAATCGAACTGGCGCCAGACCACCTGGTCACGCAGGCCGAGGGTGCGAGACGAAGCGAACTGCATGCCCGCGATCGCGCCGGTGGGCGTCCAACCAGCCAGAGCGCTGAGCAGCGCGGCCTCCAGGATCTCCATCTCGCGCGCGGCGCTGTCGCCTCGGTCATCGCGCAGGTTGCCGACAGCGACCACCACGGCCAGGCCGCGGGTCACACGCTGACGGTGTTTGCCGACCAGCTCGGACGGACCAGCCCGATCGGTTGTCGGCAGTACATAAGCGGCCGGCATCTGGTGGCGCGGCGGGTTATTTTTCAGCGCCGCGAACTCGGCAGCGCCGGCCACCAGGTTCAGGCCGATATCCGCTTTGGCCTCGGTCAGGCGATCGATGGTTTGCGAGATCAGCGTCATGCGGCACCGGCGATCGGCGCGAACAGCCAAGCCTCGAACATATCGAGGACCGACTCCCGATCCTCGGGGCCGATGCCCAGGAACGGCCGCGGCGGCATGGTCACGCTTTGGACGTTGACGAAACTCTCGCCACCACCCTCGGCCGCAAACCCCGGCACGTTGAATGACAGGCCCTCTGATGTCTTTGCCTTGATCACGCCGCCGAACTGGTGGATCGCCGCGTAGATGACGTTGGTACCGACCTCGACTTCGCGCGCGCCGGCCTCATAGGTGATTGAGTCGCGCAGGCGCGCGGTGTCGACCAGGGTCTGCCCACCCTGCTGGACGGCGCGGCGGCTCTTCGGCCAGGTCACGCCGTCGGGGCCGCGACCCTGCTCGAACCGGTCGAGCACGTTGTCGCGCAGGGCCGAACCGATCGGGTCGAGCAGCTCGGACAAATCACCGTCGGCAGCGGTCCATTGCGACAACACGATCTGCGCCTGGACGTCGTCGAGCGAGTAGGAGAACGAGACGCCGGCCATCAGAGATCCCTCAGACCGGAACGGGTGAACTGGCGATCGTCGCCAACGAACTCGACGGTGGCGTCGACCGGTGCGGCGGCACTCACGCCGTCGTCGCCCAGGGTGGCCTTGCCGAGGCTCACGTCGCGCAGCCAGGCCGTCGCGTCGGTGTATGCCCGGCGGACCTGTTCGGTCGGCGCGTCGGCGTGCAGGTAGTAGCGTGCGACGTCGCCGGCGACCCGCACCAGGCGCGCCGGCACCGTGGCCAGCGGCAGCGCCGCCCGCGCCGCGATGTAGCTGTCGATCAGCTCGTCGGCGTCGGCCAACGCCTTGCCGATCACCGCGGCGTCGATCGAGCCAACGTTCGCGCGATCGGAGAGCTGGATCAGTTCCTGCTCTCCGAACCGGTCGACCAGGTCCTGTTGGGCGGCGTAGGTCATGCCGCCTCGCCGCCTTTCTTGGGTTTCGCCTTGCCAGCGGCGGCGGCCTTGTCGGCGGCAGCCTTCTCAGCGGCAGCCTTCTCAGCGGCAACCTTCTCGGCGGCAGCCTTGTCAGCGGCGGCCTTGTCGGCAGCGGCCTTCGCGGCCGGATCGTCGACGATGCGAACGTCGAGCATCGGGTCGGCTTTGAGGGCCGCGAGTTGCGTGTCGGCGAAGCGGTCGATCGGATGGTCGACGGGCTTCGCCGGGTGGGCGACACCGGCGCGACGGAAACCGTCGCGCCGGGCCGTGATGCGGATGAGTTGCCGCACCATGATCAGGCAGCGAGCAGGGTTTCGACGTGCAGGGTCGCGGTACCGGCGGCCACGTTGGTCGCCCCGGCCGCATCGCGCTCGGCCTTCAGGACTTCCAGGCCCCTCTTCTCCAGCACGCCCGGCACGACCAGGACCATCGGCTTCAGGCGCAGCTGGCGGCCGTGATCGCCCTTCATGTCCTGCATGGCGGCGCGGGCGGCCATGTAGTTGTCGGCCGTCAGATCCTGCTTGGACGCGTAAGCCAGCTGCCACAGCCCGAAGCCGGCGGCGGCGCGCATGTCCACGCCCCACAGGTATTCGTCACGCATGAACACGTTCGGATCGTCCATGTTGGTGAGCGACGTCAGCTTGGCGGCGCGGCGCAGCTGGAAGATCATCGGCTTGATGGCGCGCGAGGTGTCGAGCAGGAACCAGGGCGTGCCTGCTCCGCCGGCGAAGTTCGACACGCTGATCTCGGCACCGTCGGCGCCGATCACCGGGTGGTCGGTGTCGAAGAAATACTGGCCGTCGAAGCAGGCCGTCGTGAAGCCGGCCTTGAACAGCTCCCACACCAGATAGTCGGGATGCTCGCCGGCGGTCTGCGCCAGGTCGGCGACCAGCGGGTTGTAGACCCCGATCTGATCGTCCTCGATGTCGTCGCGGCTGACACCGACGGTGTTCTCGAACTTCCGGTTGGTGACCTTGTAGCCGTCCTTGGCGACGTTCTCGATCACCCGGTCGCCGATCCACTCGCGCATGCCCCGCAGTTTTGCGAGCCAGCGGTAGTCGTTCTCGCGGGTGGTCGAGGGCACCTGCATGGCGATCGTCTGCCAGGTCGGTTTGATGCCGCCGAGAACACCGTTGAAGACCGTGTTGAAGCTGGTGTTAAGGCCAGCCAGGGACGCGCGGTTGACTTCCATGATCGTGCTCCGGGATCAGGTTTCGATCAGGAGGGTGACCGCCGCGGTTCGCACCGCGTCGTTGGTCCCGCCTGGCGTGAGGGTGATCACGTCACCGACCGCGACCGCGTTGGCGGCCGACGGCGTGGCGCTGTCGACGTCACCGGCGGCCGAACCGGCTTGGGTGATCGTCACCACACCATCGGTGACCGGCGCGCCGTTGATCGCCGCCGTCAGGGTGGCGTTGCCGGTGGTCAGGGCGCCGTCGATCACGCTCCAGATCTTCGACAGCGTGCCGGCGACCGGGCTGACGATCCGGACCGGCGCCACCGCGTCGAGGGCGACCGCGTCCGGAACGGCGAGCGGGATCAGATTGGCGGCGATGTTGGCGCGCGCCGTCGCCGGGCTGGCAACGTCGTCCAGGTTGTTGGCGCCGAGCAGCGCGTCGGCGTCGCTGTCGAACGGGCCGCGGCCGACTTCGACCCACACACCCTGCGCGTCGACGTCGACCACCCGTCCAGCCCGGCTGCGAGCACCGGTATCGGACGTCTTGGCGACGGTCTGATCATCGACGATGTAGCAGACGCTGCCGATCTGCGCGGCCGCGATGGCATCACCACCACCGCTGTTGGCGTAGCGGAACACGCCGCGCTTGACCCGGACGGTCAGGTCGCCGTTGGCACCGGCGCTGTTGTCGACCTGCTCCTCGGCGCGGCCGACTGCGATCAGGCCGGCGGCCGTGGTGCCGCCCTCGGCATAGCCGGCGTTCAGCACCGCCAGGGCGCCGGCATAGACCATGGTCGCCGCGGCGACCGGGAGAGAGAGGTCGACGCCCGACCGCTCAGCCGTGTTGCGATCTCCGGTCAGTGCCATCGATCAGCCCTCCTGTTCCGCGGCGCGGGTCTTCTTGAAGTCGTCGACGCTGATGCCGAGGCCAGCGCAGATCGCGGTGTCTTCCAGGGTCAGCGAGCCATCGCCCGGCACCTTGGCCGGCGCGCCGCCGGTCAGGATCGCAGCGGTGACGACGGGAGCGGCGGCCAGCCAGCCCTCGAACCCCTTCAGGTCCTTGGCCGCGTAGGCGGTCGCCCAATTCTTTTGGGCCGGGATCAGCTTGCCGGCAGCCATCGCGGTCTCGACCACCGACGTGGCCTTCTCGCTGGCGCGCTCGGTCTGGATCGTTGCCAGCGCTGTCTGCAGGGCGTTCACCGTGGCGATCGGCGCGAACTGCGCCGGGTCCGGTACCGAGGCGGGCTTGGCCGCCTTGTCGATCGCGGCGGCCAGCGCCGTCTCGGTCGTCTCGGTCACGCTGAGCTTGGCCGCGAGCGCGGTGACGATCGCCGTCGACGCGACGAGCTTCTGTGCGTGGGCGAGTGCGGTGGCCTGGTCAGTGTCGGGCTTGAGGCCCAGCGCTTCCAGAAACGCCTTCAGAACTGGGTCCAACTGGACCTCCTGTTGCTGCTGGTGGGAAAGGGCGGTGAGGGTCAGGGCGGGGTTGTTGGTCAGCGCCGCGCGCTTCAGGCGCAGGATCCGCCGGTCGTCGATCGTGTGGTCGAACACCGGCGACAGGTAGCGGTACTCCCGAGCGGCGATCGCCTGGGAGGCGGCCGCGGTCCACTCGACGCGCCCCCAAATGCCGTCGGCGCGAACCTCCAACTGCTTCAGCCAGCCGGCGGCCCTCGCCGTTCCACCCACGCCCGGGACCGCGGCCAGGTCGATCTGATGGTCGTAGTCGATCGGCAGGTCCAAGCCGCCGGCAGCGGCCAACGAAGCGCTGACGACGTCGGCTGAGGCGTCGTTGCGCCAGGCCGGCCGGCCATCGCGCGACGGCACCACGCCGATCGGCAGCAGATGCACCCAATCGGGCGCGCCGGCGCCGGCGGCGGACAAGTCAACGACGGACCCGAGGGCCGTCTGTACGGGGTGGCGTGTCGTCATGCCGAACATCGTGGAGACGGCGGCGGCGTGAAAACATGGTGGCAAACGTCACCACGGGAAGCGTTTAAATGGGGAGTGTGGGAGCCCCTCAGAGCGGGGCCGGGCCGGGTCGATCAGGCCCGTGCGGGCGGATCGGACCCCGAAACCACCCTCAGCATGGTGGTTTCGGGTTGCACGGGCAAGAGGCCGTCCGCGCCGTCGCTCCGCAATAGGCCGCCATCCGCCTGCGGGTCGTTTCAGAAACGTTTAAGAGATTTCAGGGCATCTTCGGAGGCCGGCGGTCGATCTTGGCCGTTCTGGGGCTTCCTACGGGCTCGCCAGCACGCCTGAAACGCCCTTCAGCCGGATCGCTGCCCGGATTTAAACGCTCTTAAAATCCGGCCTTTAAGATTGACCCGGCACCGGGCGGGCACTATCTCAATGAAGCGACGCGCGTGACACGGTGAAATTCTCCCGGCCGTAGCACCGCCGCCGAGGCCCTCGGGCCGATAGCAGCGGGAGCGTCATGCGGGGTTACTGGGAGGCCCCGCCGCGCGTCGTCTACTCCTCCCAGCTACCGAACAGAACCCGTCCGCGCTGCAGCAGGCGCCGCACGTCTGAGCCGTGAGTGCGACGGTATGACGTCACAAACGTTGCTTGACCGGTTGCGGTCGCTTTCACCGCCGCCCACATCGGCCCGCCGTCGCGCCGCACGACAACGACCGACACGTCACCATCCTGGACGATCAACGTCGGACGCGCGCCAAGCTCTGGCAGCAGCCGATAGTCGGCCGGCGTCAGGTCCGGATGCTCCCGCAGGTTCTTCGCCAGGGACTCTGGCGACAGGACCGCCACCGGGTTGCGGGCGCCGATCGCGTCGGCGATCGCCGACGGCAGGCGCAACACCGGCATGGCGTCGGTTGGCTTCTGTAGCTGGCGCGCGAAGTCCGGCGACGACACCACCTGGCGCAGGGCGGCGTGGGCAACGTCGGGGCGCGCGGCCGCCAGCTTGTCGAGCAGCGAGCGGGTCGCCCCGGCGGCAAGGCCCTGGTCGAGTGTGGCGTCACGCTTGGCCGCGTCGGCGGCGCGGCCGACGTGATAGCTCCAGCCCGGATCGATTCCCTCCGGGATCTGGATCTCCTCGCCGGTGCGCTTGTTGATCCACGGCCGCTCGGTCACCGCCGGCGCCTCGGTCACCCCACCCAACTTGTCGGCCTCACGTGCCGACAGCTGGCGCACCGTGCACCGGCAGTTCCAACCGTTCGGCGGATAGTGGCTCGACCACCAGTCGTGATCGACCGGCAGCACCGTCCCATGCCACGCCAGGTGCTCGGGCCGCGTGCGGCGGTCCTGCACCGAGACATACCGCAGGAACGGCCGCAGACCCTTGGTGCGTTGGATCTGGTCCCACCGGCCGGCGGCGTAAGACGTGCGCAGGTTCACGTCGAAGATCGTCTTCAGCCGGCGCGGGCTGCCGAGCTGCACCAGGCGTTCCTTGCCGGTGAGGGGATCCACGACGCGCTGCCGGCCCCACCATCCCTTGGCCTGTAGCGTCGGCTCCAGCTCCCGGCGGAACTGCTCCAGCGTCGCGCCCTCGCTCAGCGCCCGATCGACAGCGCCCCGGATGTCCTCCAGCACGTCGAGCTGCATGGCCTTCGCGACGGTGAAGCTCCTGGCATGTTCGCCCTGCCACACGTCCTGCCAGGCGAACGACGGCTTGAAGCCTTTGGCGCGGAAGTAGTCAATCGCCTCCCGTGGCGGCAGCGGCTTCAGCTCAATCGGCATGGGTCAGCCGTCCAGGTCGGCGATCGGCGCGTCGAACTCGCCGGCCAGCCGGGCGGCGAAGCCGGCTCGCGCCAGAGCCTCGGTCACCTCGACCGGATCCATCTGGCCGACCAACTCGGGCAAGCGGTCGCGGAACTCCTCCAGGTTGGTCACCTGGTCGAGCAGCGTGCGGATCGGGTCGACGACCGGGTCCATCATCTGCTCCCAGTCGCCGAGCACCCCTGCCGCCAGGTCGTCGATCGCATCGTCCTGGCCGGGCTGTGCCGCGGCCAGCTGCTGTTTGACCTTGCCGGTCGTGTCGGGGGCGTCGATCGCTTCGGCCTCCGGCTCCGCGGCGCCCGGCACCGGCGCCTTCGCTGCGGGCTTCAGCAGTTCCTCCGTGTCGTCCGGATCCGGCAGGCCCAGCTTGTCGCGCACCACCGCGGAGCCGACCTTGCCGCCCATGCCGACGTACTTCTCGATCAACGGCATCAGCGCGGTCATGTCGGTCTGATCCGGCAGGCCGATGAACGCCCGCGGATACTTGCCGTCCTTCGGTGGCCCGAAGTTAAGGTCGATGATTGGCTTGACCAGGTCGCGGTTGATCGGGACCGCTAGGCGCTTGGCGTCGGATTGCTGGATGTCGGTGCGCACCTGGTCGTGCACCTTGCCGACTGCATAGCCGCCGGCGATCGCGTCGGTGGTGCCGACCTGGCCGAGGACCGCCTTGGACACCTGCTGGTCGAGGAAGTTCGCGAGGCCGCTGAACAGGCCGCCGTCGCCCTTCGATGCCGCCTCGACGAACTCCACGGCCATGCTGTCCGGGATGATGCCGGCGGCGTCGTGGCCAAGCTGGGATACGGCGCGCAGTAGGATCCGGCGATCGTCGGCCGTAGTACCGGTTGGATACTTGCCGAGCCGAAGCGGCTGGCCATAGGTCTCCAGAAATGACACCCAATCCTTGAGGACGAAGTTCTTGAACAGCCAGGCCCACGCCACCGGCCGGGCCAGGCCGCCGCGGATCGGGATGCCGGACTTCGCCTGAATGATCGTGGTGATGAACTTGTAGGCGGCGAGCGGCTGCGGCTGACCGTCATCGCCGCGCAGCCGGATTGTGCGCATGTCCACCTGGTCGAACATGAACCAGCGTGGATCGCGCCACTCCAGACGCTTCGGCCACCATTGCTTGGCAGTCGTCTCCCACAGGATCTCCACGACGCTGAAGCCCTTGCCGACGGCGTCGAGCATGTCGAACAGCTCGTCTTCCAGTTCGTCGCGGCGCAGCCACTCCCGGATGAAGTCGGCGTGCTCGATGTAAGGGGCGTTGTCCTCGGCCGCCTCGACGGTGATCTCCAGCTGGGCGACCGCGCGCTTGCGAGCGCCGAGCACGCCGACGTAGTGCAGATCCTTCTCCTCGATGTCCTCGGCCAGCTCCAGGTACGACACCGGGTCGCCTTCCTCGGAGCCGCGCAGGATGCTGCCCAGGCGCGCCGGTGTGAGGCCGCGCGACGGGTGCTCGCCGATCGGGCGGCGCACGCCGGCCATTGTCGGGCCGGCCAGCTCATCCAGCAGATCGGCGCGGCGCAGCGGCGTCACACCGTCCGCGCCAACCAGGATCGGGGTTGCCATCGACGTTGCTCCTACCAGGCCCCGCGCCCGAAGCGGGCGCCGGGCATTTCGTCATCGGTTCCAAAGGCCGAGGCTTCATCGACCCGGCGGCGCAGCGGAATCGCGGCCTCGTAGCCGAACTCCACGATGCCGGTCAGGGTCGCCACGTAGAAATGCAGTAGCGCCTGGCCGGCGTCGCCGTGCCGGCGGCCGCCATCGCTGCCTTCGTTGCGAATGTCGCTCGGGATCTTGCCGACGCCGCCGACTACCCGGAACTGACGCAGGTCGTCGCGGACATCGATGTCGGCCGGGATCGCGATGGTCCTGTCCTGAAAGGCAGCTGTGAACTTCGGCGTGTGCTCCCGGTACCAGGCGTCGTTGGCCATCAACTCGGTGACCCGATTCGAACCGAACTTCTGGCGCGCCTCCTGGGCCAGCACCATGCCGTTGCCGTTAGCGTCGAGCACCATGCGCTGCAGACGGCTCAGCCGCTCGCCGATGTAGTAGAGCGCTTGTTTCTGCTGGTCATAGGGGCACTGCCGCAGCTCGACCAACAGCGGCGTGCGCCGCACCAGGTTCTGCGCGGTGTAGCCGATCACGATGCAGGTCCGGTCCTGGCGCATCGCGAAGTCCTCGCCAATCGCCGTCGGCAGATCCTTCAGCGCGACCAGGTGCGGGCCGACGTTCTCATCCAGCCAGGCGCGCATTTCGGCCTGGCGCTGGCCTTCGGGCAAATCGACGAATCCTTCGACCGGCGGCTCCCAGCGGGCGACGCGATAGTCCTCGACGCTGCACGCCTCGATCCATGCCAGCGGCAGCATGACGCCGTCGCCTTCGCGCGGGACCGCGTCCAGCTCCTCGCGCATGGCATCCACCCGGGTGCCGTAGGATCGCCGCACCTTGCGATACCACTCGGCCTTGGCTTCCGGTGAGGGCGTCCAGTTCCGCAGCAGACACACCCGCTCATAGAGACCGTTGGCGACCGCGTCGTCGAAGGTGATCCGGTGGATTTTGTAGTCGTATCGCCCCTCCCGGGTCTCTTTGATCAGCTCGTTGAAGGCGTTCAACGTGCCGTTATGGGTGCTGATAATCCGGATCTTGCCGCCCCAAATCAGCAGCGCATTGCAAGCGTCAATCACAGCTCGCACCTGCGGGTGGAACGCCGCCTCGTCGATGATCACCCGACCCTGCAGGCCACGAATGTTGGCCGGCCGGCTGGACAGCGCGCAGATCTGGAAGCCCGACGCGAACCGGATCCGATAGGCCTGGATCTGCCGGGAGGTTCCATCGTCCTGGACGTCGTCGAACAGGAAGTCCTCGACGCTCAGCAGCTCCTTCGCGACGGCACGCGCAAACTTGGCGCAGGTCCCGATGAACTCCAGGCCCTTTTCCTTGGTGTCGCCGATGTAGAAGGTGTTGTCGCCGCCGGCCGCCGGACTCGCCGCACCGATCAGGGTGCTAGCCAGGGCCTCGGCGAACGTGATGCCGGTTCGCCGTCCCTTCTCCGCCAGCTTCAAATCGGACTCGTCCGCGACCCAGTCCACCTGGTGGGCCATCAGAATGCCATCCGCCAGAGGATCGAGATCGTCTGGCGGCAGCACTCCCAGCGGCAAGTCGTCGATCGGCGATCGCGGCGGCGACAGCGCCGTTGTGGCGAGCAGCTCACTCATGTGGGTTTGAGCCGCACGCCCAGGATGTCCCGGCGCAGCTGCGCCAGGCGCTCCGGCGTCAGGCCCTTGCCCTCTCCGGCGGCAATGGCGTCGCGCGCGGCCTGGTCGATCAGCTTGGCGGCATCACGTTTCAGCTTGGCCAGGATCTTCTCTTCGGCATCGAGCGTCGCTTTACGAGCGGTTGAAAGGTCCTTCAGGCCCTTCATCAACAGCATGAACTCTTCGATCTCGATCCCGCCGTCTTCGCCGGCCTGCTTGTTCATGATCTTGAAAGCGATGGTCTGTGCGATCTGCATCAGGAACCGAACGCTATCGTTATCCTGCGCGCCGAACTCCTTACCCAACTGTTTGGTGACCGCGCGCATCTTCTCCATGTCGCCGCGCATGTTGGCGGTGGAGACGCTCCAGCGAACCACGGAACTGCGCGATGGCGTATCGTCCAGGCGCAGCGACGCGAGATACTCCACGACGTCGTCGATCGTGCGGCCTTCGTCGACCAGCAACCGATTGATCTGCTCCAGAATAGCCGGATCCAGCCGGGCCATCTTGCTCTTGGGACCAGGCTTAGCCATAGGTCAGCCTCACTGGCCCGGCAGGCGAACGCCTGCAGCCCGAAGTCGGCCCTCGGCTACCGCCAGCCCCTTGTCCGACAGCGTGGCGGTGTACGTGATCCGACTGGGCGTGACGTTCTCGTGCAAGCGGACCAGGCCGGCGTCGCGCAGCCAGCGCAGCTCGATCTGCAGGTCCTCGCGGGACAGGAAGTGGTTGTGGTACTTCGCGATCATCGACTGAAGCAGGCCCTCGTAGGCGCTGCCGTCCGGCGCTTCCTTCAGCGACACCAGGACCGTGATCCGCCACTCCTCCTTGACCATCTCGGCGATGCTCATGGACTGGCTCCCTTGATTTCGTTCTCGACGAGCATGTCCACCTTGCGGCCGATCGCGCTGACCGCCCGATCCATGCCGTTCATCTGACCGACCACCGCCTTGACGTCACCGCGGATCGCTTCGAGCGACACCAGCAGATTGTTGAAGTCCCGGTGCGACGGGGTTGTCTCGGCCTTCTGCTGCATCAACGAGATGAGCGTCTCGATCCCGTTCAGCCGCTGATCGTGCCGCTCGACGGCGAGCTTTCGGGCGTCAGCTTCCTCAGCCAGGTCACCGCGGGTCGGGAAGATGGACCGCAGGTACAACAAGCCGATCGCCAGCAGGAAATTGCCGGCGACAGATAGCGCGCCCAGCCAGGCGGGAAGCTCTCCGAACCACTCAATCATCGCGACGCGCGGTCCCTGTCCTCTTGGCATCGGACGCAGGTGTTCGTTTCGTAAGCCACGCGCCGAGCCAGCGGGATCTCTTCTCCGCACTCCACGCAGATCTTCGAGGGTGTGACCGGTCGCCGGCAAAGGGCCGACCGCAGCGCATCAGCGCGGTCGGTTTCTTCGCGAGCCTGGGCGGCGTCGATTATGTCAGGCACCGCCATCCTCGCGATCGGTGGCCGCCTGGATACGGTGATGCAGGGCGTCGGTGACCTCCTGCAGCTCCGCCCACTCGGCCGGGCTCGGGTCTCTCTTCTCGGCGATTGCTCGCTTGACGGTGTCGGCCGCGGCGATCGCCCGCGGGATGCCCTCGGCGGCCAGCTCCGCGATCTGAAACCCCAGCGCGACCCTCTCAAACGGCGTCATGATCCGGATCCCGCGGCGCTGGTGCCCGTCATCTTGCCAGGCCCCTCGCGCTGCCGGGCGCTGACATACGAAATCAACTCGACCAACGCCGCCCTAGCGGTGGCCATCGACACAGCCGTTGCGACAGCATCGCCGGATCGCACCGCCTCGCTGGCACTGGAGATTGCCGAATAGGTCATCCGATCGAGCCGGGCGACCGCGACGCGCGTGTCCTTGGTGGCGTAGTCGCTTTCGACGTAGGCAACCGCGGCAACCATGGCCGTGTTGTAGTCGGCCTGCAGAGCGAACATGCGCTGCGCTGGCGACACCGCCTCGGCCTTCGTCAGCTCGTAGGTACTGCAGGCGATCGGGCCACCGAGCGCCAAGCCGCCGAGCAGCAGGAAGGCCAGCGCCAGTTTCTGGGCGGTCCCGATCACCTGGGCCGGGAAGGTGGACTTCAGATCGCCGTCGATCCGGCGCAGGATGTCCATGATGTGCGGCGGCACGAAGTAGTGGACGGCGCCCATCACCAGGCCCACCGCGGCGGTCTGCAGTTCGGCCGGAATCTCCACGCCGGCATAGGCCAGGGCGCGGGTCAGCAGCCAGGTGGCGATGCCCGACAGGCCGGCTGCCAGGAATTTGCGATCCGGGAGCCAGTGCAACTTGATAGCGTTCACGATCGGTCTCCTCAGTAGGACCAGAAGGCCGGGCGCTGGGCGTGGTAGCCCTCCGCCACGGCCATATCGTCGAGGTGGATGAAGCGCGGGCCGGCGCTGCCGTTCGGCTGCGACACACCGATTCCGGTGAACCCGAACGATCGGGCGCGCTCGACGATCGTCAGCGCTCGAAGGCCGTAGATCTGGATATCGACGGCGCGGGCGAAAGTGTGCGAGCCAGGCTGCTTCTTCTTACGCTCGGCCGGGTGCGACGGGTGCCGATAACCGCTGGAGATCGGGAACTTGAAGCCGAGCGCCGTGCGCAGGGACTGCAGCTTGTCCATGAACGCCGGCACGATGATCAGCTCGCCGGTATGTTTGCAGGTCAGCTCCGCCGGCGTGAAATTCGGCCAGCCCCAATGCTCCGGAACAGATGGCTTTGACATCGCGTTCGCCCTCTCAATGCGAGGGAGCGGGTTATTCCCCCGCCCATGCATTGAGAGTTGCCGCAATGGCGACAGACATCACTGGTGACGTTCGTCACCCCTTGGGGAAATCAGCGTTCTTTGAGGGGAGCGAGCAACGGCAGATCGGCATCGCCGTCACGAGCCTGCGCACGATGACGTTTCACGGTTCGCGCCGCAATACCGAACCGCCTGGCCATGTCTGAGGCGCTGCCCTCGCGCTGGACGATCGCCGCCCGCAGACTGGCGGCACGCGTGGCTCGATGGCCGAACGGACCAAGCGGCACGTCGACGTGACCGGGACCGTGATTCTCACAAAGCCAAACCGCCAGCGGTTCGCCGAAGCGTTCCACGAACCGGTCGGTCGGGTGCTTCGGTACCACAAGGATCGCGCCACCGGCATCCCTCGCCAAACGCAGCGCCTCTCCGGTGCTCAACGCCTCGGCGACATCGGCCAGGAGTTTCGGGAGCGGGGGCGCGGCGTCGGTCATCAGATCAGCCCCTCCACTGTTTGAAAGGTTGCCAACACTGGCACCGGAGCCGGCCACGCTATTGGCGATCGGGGCTTTCCTTGGTGGTCAACCGGATCAATCAAATCGGACGCCGCCAGGATGCGTGTGAGGTAGTCGGATTCCTTGCGCTGCCGGTCGCACGCCGCATGAATTCCACGGCGGACACCGCTCCGGTCGCGGTTGTAAAATCGACCTATCAGCGCACAGTCGTGATTGCCGTTTGATTGGCCGAGTAAAAACGCTGCCTGCCGTGCGGCGGAAATACGGTGCTCGCGAGACGGCCCGCGCAACTCTTCGACGGTTACCGGCCAAATCTGCGCAACAGCCTTGGCGATCTCACTGTTGAGGATACGCCGGCTCATGATCCGACCCTCGCCTGGGCCTGGCGGATCGCCTTGCCGAACCACTCCATCACCCGATGCCAGTCCTCCGGCGCGTACTCGTGCGGCGCGGTCTTAGCGGTTGCCGCGATCGCCACGCCCCACCACCGGGCTTTCGGATTCTGAGTCGCGCTCAGCTCTGCCAGCCGACGCCACTGTGCGGACACCACCGCGAACGGTTCATGCGAGGCGGCCGGCAGGTATGGTTCCCACTGGCCAAGCCCGTCCCGCGACCAGTCGACCCCGGCGCGCTCGGCCATCTTCTTCAGGCCCTCGATCGCCTTGCTCGCGCTGTCGACGTCCAGCCATTGCAGCGCCGCGACCCGCGTGGTGCGCTTGACGTAGGCGGCCAGCGCGTCCTCGGTCGGGTTGCGGACCTCGCCCAGGTGATAGAGCGACAGCCACAAGGCGCGCAGCTTGCGGGCCTGCTCGCCATCGGCCATCGGCCGGCGTCCAGACCGCACCGGCCGCGACTTCGCCGGCTTGAAGCCCTCCGCCTTGAAGTGCTCCAGCAGCTCGTCGAGTTGGCGATCGGACAGTTGCGCGCTGCTGGACTTGCCGGGGAACAGCCGGCCGATCACCGCGCGATAGGCGGCGTCGTCGAGCCGCAGCTCTTTCTTGGCGATGTGGATCTTCGCCAGCCGGGCGTTGCGGATCGGCGCCGAGGCGGCGCGCTTCGAGGCGGCAGTCATGTGGCACCTCGCTGGTCATAGTCGCCGGGCCGCGCCAACACGTTGTTGACCGCCTGGGCGAGTGCCTCGCGGTAGTTGACCACTGCGGCCATGGTCCGGTCGGCACGGACCGCTCGCCAGGTGCCGTACACCAGGCGCTGGCTTTCCCGAGGCACCATGCTCCAGCAGTTCCGACACATGGCGTGCCCGGCGCGTGCGGTCGCGCCGCAGCCGGGCACGGGGCAGACCCGGCCCGTCATCGCCAGGCCCTCGAGCAGGCCCAGCAACCACCAAGCACGATGGCCGCAAACCAGCTCCACAAGATCCACGGATAGGTGGCCGGCTCTACCGAAAGGCCGACCAGAGCGCTTGCGGCCACGGTGACCACCGTGGCGCCGGCGAGCATGATGATAATGCGCATGATCACGCCTCCCATACCGGATGGCCGGGACCGAAGGGCGTCATGGGAAACTCTTCCCTAGCGACCGACGTGGCGATCTTCAGTCGCTCTAGCATCCGGAGTGCATCGGCTTCATGCATCGCGGCGACGGCAAGCTCGCCGGCTTCAACGCATTGCTTCGCTGCCGCTGTGCAATCGACGAACGAGACGGCGAAGGTTGCGATCTCCGGCAAACCAGCAATCTCGTAGTCGGCGAGCGGCAGTTCTTTGTGGTTTAAGATCCAGCGGTGCAGGCTGGGAAGTTGCCGAAGGTCCATTTCACACCCCCTGCGCGGCCAGGACCGGCCCGATCGGCGGCCAGCCGGCGAACTCGCCGACCGGCAGCGGCGTCGGCAGGCCACGCACCGGCGTGACGGTGCGGACCTCGCCGCCGGTGGCCCGGTACACCCACAGATCTCGCCGCCCATACCAGAGCGCCAGGTGCACCACGGTGGTCTCCGTCGGTGTCGACGGGTCGTAGATCTCGATCGACACCTGCTCGTGCGATCGGCGGATCATCACGCACCGCCTTCCGGCGCGGCGATCGCCGGTACCGGAATGTGGCTGGCCGTCATGCCCTCGGGCACTTCAGCGGACGCCATGTCGACCGGGATCGTCTCCCAGCCGCCGCGGGCGTCCTTGCGCTGCAAGCGGATGTACGCCTTGCTTCCCTCGACGCGGATGCTGTCACGCAGGGCCTGCATCGCCCGCTGCCAGCCTTCGTCGGTGATCTCCATCCGCAGCAGCGAGAACACCCGCTCGCGGCTGACCTGGCCTTCCTTGTCGGTCTGGAACGCCTCGGTGATCACGGCGCGCAGCTCGGGCCGAGCGTCGCTCGACCAGTCCCGCAGGCAATCGTCGATGATCGACTTCGCGATCTGCAGGCCCGAACCGAAGGTCAGCTGGTCCTGCACCTGGACCTTGATCCGCAGCGTGCCGTCGTAAGTGGTCAGGGTGACGTTGCCCTTGCCTTCCATGCCGCGCTTGCGGGCGCCGTACTTTTCGGCCAGCAGATCTAGCAGGGTGGCGACGTCCTCAAAGGTGTGGCCCTTGAAGCGGCCGATCTGCGCCGACAGCGCCTCGGCGTGGCCGATCACGCTGCGGACCATCTGGTCCTCCAGCAGCTCGTGATCCTTGACCAGGGACTTCGGGATCAGCCGGCCCTTGGCGTCCATGACGTACCCTTCCGGGATCTCGGCGGGAGCGGGCGATGCAATAGCGTTCAAGCTCACATGAGCCTCCGTTTAAAGCGGATTGAAGGAAGGCGGACACCCCACCAGCGCAGCTGCTGGGCGATCAGCCAGATCAGGCCGTGGCGGGGGTTACGCATGGTCGAACACCACGTCGGCCTGGAACGGCCCGTTGGCGTCATCGCAGGCGGTCATGCGCAGCCGCCCGCTGTCGGGATTGAGGTCCATCACGGCGGTGACCAATTCGCCGCCCGGCGAGCGCATCCGGTAGACACGCAACTCTCCGGACGGCCGCCAGGTCTCCACGGCGGCGCGGAACTCGACGGTTCGGCCGTTGACCGGGAGCCGCCACCGGACGGTGGAGTCGATCGGCGGGAAACCGGTTTGAAGGTTGACGCCGCTCATGCCGCCGACCCTCCCTTCGGGCCGCCGTGCGGCAGGTATTTCGGTCGGGCCGGGATCCGCTTGCGGAAGGCCAGGAGGTCGACCACCGGGGCGGTGGCGTCGTCGGAGCCGACCACGCGCAGATGCGTCGGCACCCGGCGGCGCTCGACGGCATCGGCCATCCGGGCGGCGTCACGCAGCTCCAGGATCAGTCGGGCCGCGATCACCTCATAGGGGATGGCGTCGCCGGAGATGATAGCCTCGCGCCGGGCGTCGAAGACGTTGCGGATCTTGTCGCCGATCATTGTCCGGCCCCCAGGTTCCGCAGCGTCCTCGACGGCATCGGCCATCCGGGCGGCGTCACGCAGCTCCACGCATCCGGCCTCGAACACCTCA